CTCAAGCATCCTGGGTGGGCGGAAGCAGAAGCTCTGTACGATATAGACCCCGACGCCTTTGACCGGGGCGTTCCGGTGGACGGTGCGGTTGGCTCTGCGATGCGAGAGCTTGGCGAGGCTAAAGCCCCGTTCGTGGCCGATTACATCGAAGAGCTTCTTGAGGAGGGCGTGACCAAGATCGTAGTCGGCGCGTGGCACCAGACAGTCATGGACTATCTTACGGAGCGCCTAACCAAGTACGGCCTAGTGACCATGCGCGGGAGGGACAGCACCCGCCGCCGCCAAGCTGCGGTTGACCGCTTTCAAGAAGATGAAGACGTTCAGATTATTCTTGGGCAGCTTGCAGTAATCGGGGAAGGGTGGACGCTGACGGCAGCGCAGGATGGTGTTATGGCTGAATTCTGGTGGGTGCCCGGCAAGAACGATCAGTTCTTGGACCGCATGCACCGCCGTGGTCAGAAGGGCAACTACGTCCTGGGCCACATTCCGATTGTGCCGGGCAGCATGGATGAGCGCGTGGTCGGCAACGCTGTGTGGAAGGCTGGCAACTTCCACCAGTCGATGGACGCTGACATCTCTGGACTTGTGAGGTAGTCATGTGCAACGGTTATGAGCGGCATGGGATGTGCCCTATCATGTGGGCGTGCATGGAAACTGTGTCCGCTCATCTCCGGCTCTGGAGGTAGCTATGGCTCGCAGGGTAGTCGCTGGAAGTTTCTGCTGGCGCGTGATGAAGATCAGCAACCCGAACAACAGCGCTGAGGTTGACGCCGAAGCGGCCCGGCATTGCGCCTTCTTGAAGGAGCGCATGGGTAAGGCGTTCTATTTCAGCGGCGAAATCCGCAAGACGGATGACACCTATTGGGGGCGCTTCACCATAGCGACGGCCCTATGACTGTCGTCCTCCAGCCCCGCCGTGGCGTGAGTACGTCTAGGCGCTGCGCCAATTGCCGCCATCGCTGGTGGGTTGCGCGCTGGCAGTGCGGCAAGGAGGGCGTGACGCAGACGCGGGTGGAAGACGCCCGTGCGCCAGAGGGTGACTGCGGTCCCGAAGGCAAGTTCTTTCTTGAAGACCAGGAGGAGTAGATGAAGGTCGGTGACAAGGTAAAGCTCAACGGCTGCGAGTGGGAGATCAACAGCATTTGCTTGGCCGCCGTTGGCGGTCAGAGCGTCGTCGGGTTGAAGGTCGAGAAGCCGACGTTCGGCGTGGGCGGTCATCCGCTGGACGAGATGTACGTGCCCGCTGAGATCATCACGTACCTGACCGCGAAGACGGAGGGCGCTTCGGCATCACGTGATACCAAGGAACAGCCCACGTTCTTCGGCTTCGATTTGGCGCGCGGCAGCGATAGCGCCGTCTTGCATCGCGTCTACTACGACTGGCGCACCGGCAAACTGCGCATGGAGAAAGTCGAAGACAAGGACGAGATCGAGAAGTGCCTCGCGCAGCAAGAGCGCTACGGGCGCTCCCCCGCCGTGGACTTCATCAATCGCCTCTTCTACGGCGACGAGCCGAAGGTGCAGGCGACGGATATTCTCAAGGCTGCTGCTGGGCATATGAAGGACCGAGCCACGCAATACGATAAGCCGGAAGGCGAGCGTTCGATGGCTCCCACCGTGGCCGCGTTCAACGCCGTCACCGGGCACCAGCTTTCGGAAGAACAGGGCTGGCTGTTCATGGAACTCCTCAAGTGTGTTCGTGCGGAGCATAATGGCTACCGCCCCGACAACTACGAGGACGGCGCTGCTTATGTCGCTCTCAAGGGCGAAGCTGCGGCGCGCAACCGGGGCGAAAGCTCCACTTGACTTTATCCGGTTTCCCGGATAAAGGTTGTTCACCATCGTTTGGATAGGAAGGATCATATAATGAAGAACGTCGTGGAAGTCTGCGCGCTGTCGGTGGAAAGCACCGATGACGGGCGCAAGAAGATCACCGTCTCGGCCTACATGCCGGGCAACGTCGAACTGGACCCCGATGACGTGGCGATGCTGACCGACGTGCTGGCCGAGGCCGCCGGTCGCTTCGAGGGCGGCCCTGCCCCCGAGGCCGAACCGGAGCCGGAGCCGGAGCCCGAACCCGCTCAGCCCCGCCGTCGCCGTGGCGCGGCTGCCGAGGAGAAGGAAGAGTCGAAGGAAGAAGCGGCTCCCCGCCGTCGCCGTGGCGCGGCCAAGGAAGAGCCGGAAGCCGAAGCCGAGGAGAAGCCCGCTGGTCGTCGCCGTCGCGGCAATGGCGCCAGCGAGCCGGAGAAGCCGAAGGGTCCGACCGCCGATGACGTGGCGAAGGCCGCGAGCAACGCCGCTCAGAACCTCGGCCCGAAGGTGACTGCCGAGATCATCGGCGAGTTCTCGGACAGCGGCAAGCTCGACGGCATCCCCGCCGACAAGCGCCAGAAGTTCATCAACACGATCCGCTACGAGTTGGGCGAGATCGAGGAAGACGAGATCGGCGACTAATCGCTGGTATCACGTGATGCCGGGGCTTCGGCCCCGGCATTCTTTCGGAGGGCAGCATGGCTGACAACAATAAGCCGATTGGCGTCCCCAGCGGTTGGGAAGAGGTAGCTGCATACTGCTACGGCATGGATCGGCTAGGCGCGAACTGCGTCTACCCCGTCGCCTCACTGCTTGCCGAATGCTCTGAGGACGCGCTTGTTGGCGAAGATGCTTGGACCTTCGCCCACGATTGGCGTGTCGAAGAATGAGCGGTATGGGCCACTCTCCGCTGGGTGCCTCCGGCTCTTACCGCTGGCTTGCCTGCCCTGGCTCCGTCATCATGTCGCAGGGCGTGGAAGACGAGGAGAGCGACTTCGCCAGGGAGGGAACCGCCGCTCATGCCGTGGGCGAGGGTTGCTTGAAGCACGGCTACGAGCCGTGGGAGTACATCAACCTGCCCATGGAAGGGCAGATGGTGACGAGCGAGATGGCGAACGCCGTTGCCTACTACGTCAATTCGGTCAACGAGTGGCACCCCGAGCGCACCTCAGACAATAGCTGGGTTGAGCGCCGGTTCCACTGCCCGACTATCCACCGCTACTTTTTCGGCACGTCCGACTTCACCTACGTGTACCTGCGGATGCGGACGCTGCACGTGTGGGATTACAAGCATGGCGCTGGGATTGTCGTGGAAGCCGAGGGCAACCCCCAAGGCATGTACTACGCCTGCGGCATCCTGGAGGAGCTTGAACTTTGGGATGATGTGGATGATGTGGTTATCCACATCGTTCAGCCGCGCGGCTGGCATATCGAAGGCCCGCACCGGACCTGGAAGGTAAGCACGGCCACGCTCATCGAGTGGCTGGAGGACGTGTGCATTCCGGCGATGGAGCGGGCGCTGGTATCACGTGATACCGTCGCTGGCGAGCATTGCCGCTTCTGCCCCGCCCGTTCCCGCCAGTGCCCCGCGCTCATGAACGCGATGGCAGAGCTAGAGGAGTTGATGAGGATGGCGCTCAAGGACGAGAAGGGGGCGGAAGCTCTCACTCCGGCGCAGCTTGGTCGTCTGCTGGAGTTGAAGGAGATCGGCAAGATCGTCTTCAAGGCCGCCGAAAAGGTGGCGCATGGCCGGCTCAGCGCCGGTAAGGATGTGCCCGGCGTCAAGCAGGTGGCCGCGCGCACCAACCGCGTGTTCAAGGATGGAGCCGAAGCTGCGGCGAAGAAGACGTTCGGCGCGAAGGCTTTCACGGCCCCCGAGTTCAAGACCCCGGCTCAGATTGACGAGATGCCGGGCGGCAAGGATTTCACCGCTCGCTGGGCCTTCAAGCCCGAGGGAGCAACCACCGTGGCTATCGAGGGCGATCCTCGGGAGCGCGTTATCCGGGACGCGAAGTCCCTGTTCAAGCCGAGGAAGGATAAGTAAATGGCGAACCTTCTGTTCTCTTTCAGCCAGTGCTTGCGGCACGCTTTCATGAGCGGCGCGGGCTACGGCGACTGCGACAAGATTTCGGAAGAAGACTTGAAGCGCTGGTCGAGCTACGATTTTCCCGAGGTGGGCTCCTTTGCCCGCGTTAAGGAAGCGCTCGAAGCCGCCGTAGCCTCGAAGCCGCACACCGGCTTGACCTTCGGCGCGGCCCTGACCGCCCTCAAGGAAGGCTGCCGCGTGGCCCGCGAAGGCTGGAACGGCAAGGGCATGTTCATCTTCATGGTGCCGGGCAGCGAGTTCAAGGTCAATCGCCCGCCGCTGCTGGGCATCTACCCGGAAGGCACTCCGATCACCTACCGCCCGCACATCGACATGAAGGCGGCTGACGGCAGCGTGGCGGTGTGGAACCCGTCTCAGGTGGATATGTTCGCCGACGACTGGACGCTGGTCCTGGAGGACGAGAAGCAGTGCCAGGGCAAGTGTGGTGAATGCGACTGCGGCCACCGCTCCGAGACCGAAGCCGAGGAAAGCCTGCGCGCCTAGGCTTCACAGCACATCCAATAGCGCAGATACGAGAGAAAGGGAATACCATGGCTCGCAATCAAGCCGAAGAAACCAAGACCGTCGAGACCTTCACCATCTCGGGTCGCATGATTAACGGCAGCCTGTTCGTCAAGGACGCCTACGACGAGAAGTCGGTCCCGTCCTACAAGATCGAAATCGCCGTGAAGGGCACCGCCGATACCAATCCGGCGCTGGCCGAACTGGAAGATCGTCTGCTGGACTTCGCGGACGGCAAGTGGGGCAAGGGTGCCGGTGACGATCCCGATCTGGTCCTGCCCCTGCTGGACGGCAACGTGCTGGCCCGCAAGCGCGAGAAGAAGAACAAGGAGGGTGACGCCTACAAGGGAACCACCGTCATCCGCGCCAACACCATCTACAACAAGGACGGCATCGACGGCCCCGGCGGTATCCAGGTCTTCGATGAGGACGTGCAGGAGATCACCCCGGCCCGCTCCGGCGATATCTATCCCGGCTGCGAAGTCGAGATTGCCGTCACCCTGTCGGGCTACGAGGACAACCAGGGCAACAACGCCATCAAGTTCTACCTGTCGGCGGTGCAGAAAATCGCTGACGGCGAGAAGCTGGTGAAGGCCGCTGATCGTTCCTCGCTGTTCAAGCCGGTCGGTCGCACGGGCGGCGGTGCCCCCGCTGGCGAAGGCCGCCGTCGCCGGGCCGCCCGGTAACGGTATCACGTGATACCAGTCGGGGGCTTCGGCCCCCGGCTTTCTTTCGAGAGGAGAAGAACATGACGTGGGTTCACCGCGCTATCGCTGCGATCTTCGCTATCTCCGTTCTCGCTGGCATCGGCTTGTACCTCGCGCAGCGGTACATTATTCTTTTCAAGTGACGCCATGACCGAAGAAGCCCCTCTCCTCACGCTAGACTTCGAGACCAAGAGCTACGCCGATCTTCCCCAGGTCGGAGCTTGGAAGTATTCGCAAGACCCCACCACCGAAATAATCTGCCTTGCTTACGGCATTGGCGAGGAGGAAATCCAGACGTGGTGGCCGGGCAAGGAACTCACGGGGCCTCAAGTCTGGCCGAAGCGGGACATTGACTACGAGGCGTATGGGCGGATGCCCTACGACTTCTACTGCGCCATCGCCTCCGGTTGCGAGGTGGAAGCCTACAACGTCAGCTTCGAGTATTCGATCTACACGAACATCCTCATTCCGCAATTTGGCTGGGCTGAGATTGAAGACGAACAGTGGCGCGACTTGATGGCGGTCGCTGCCTACTACGCCATGCCCTCTAAGCTGGAGAAGCTGTTGCGCGCCATGGGGCTGCCCGGCAAGAACCCGGAAGGCGGCAGGCTCATCTCCAAGTATTCCAAGCTGCACCTTAAAACGGCCAAGCGCGAGATACCGCCCGACGACTTCCAGAAGTTCGTTGAATACTGCATTGACGACGTGAAGGGCGAACAGGTTGCCAGCGACTTGCTGGGCGACTTGCCGCCCGAAGAACTGCTGGTCTTCCAGCTTGACCAGGAGATTAACAAGCGCGGCATCCCGCTTGACCGGAAGACCATCGAAGACGCCATCGTGATTGTGGATAAGCGCGCCGAAGAACTGGCTGCCGAGTTCCGCAAGATGACCGGCCTCAATCCGACGCAGAACGACAAGGTGAAAGCGTGGCTGGAGAGCCACGGCTGCGTTATGGAGAACTTGCAGGGCAAGTACATCGACAAGGTTCTCAAGGAGAGCGAGGAAGACGACGGCGAACCCGACGACGGTCTAAGCACGGAAGAGCTTGACAAGGCGCTCAAGAAAAAGGCCGCCGTCCGGTTGACCCCGGAAACGCGCCGGGCGCTGGAGCTTCGCCGCAAGTTCAACAAAGCCTCCACCAAGAAGCTGCGCGCCATGCTGCGCCAGCGCGACGGTAGCGGGCGGGCCTACTTCCAGACCAAGTACCACGGCGCTGGCACGGGCCGTTGGACGGGCACCGGCTTCCAACCGCTGAACCTCAGCAAAGGGTTTGAAGACGTTCCGCCCGAGCGGCTTGTGGCCGATATGTCGCACCGTGACCCGGCTTGGCTGGACGTGATGTACGGCGATGCCATGGATGCAGTGGGCAAGGCTTCGCGCCACCACATCAAAGCCGAAAAGGGCAGCCGCTTCATCGCTGGCGACTTCGTGTCGATTGAGGCGGTGCTGCTGGCGTGCAATGCGCGGGAAGAGTGGAAGATCGAAGCCTTCCGGCGCAAAGACCCGATCTACGAATTGATGGGCTGCAAAATCCACAAGCTGGGGCCGGAAGCCGAAGCCCTCGCTCGCAAGGACAAGAAGGCGTTCAAGCATAAGTTCGGGCCGGAGCGCTTCGACGGAAAGACTGGCGAGCTTGCCTTCGGCTACCAGGGCGCTCTAGGCGCGTGGCGCAAGTTCGATGACAGCGAGAAGCATACGGATGAGCGTGTCATCGAGATTTGCAAAGGCTGGCGGGAGGAACACCCGGCGATTGTAAGTTGGTGGCGTGACCTGGAGAGCGCAGCCGTGGAAGCCGTTGCTTATCCTGGGCGTGTGACCGAAGTCCTGGGCTTCCGCTTCGAGGTGATTGACGCTTGGTTGGCGATGTGGCTACCAAATGGCAAGCGCATCTGGTACTTCGATCCCCAGCTTCGTATGGAGATGCCCAAGTGGCATGACCCGGAACAGTACGAGGACTGTGCTGCCGGAACGTGCGACTGCAAACCGCGCCGCGTCCTTACCTACATGGCGCAGAAGGAAGGCCAGTGGAAGCGCGTGCAGACCTACGGAGGCAAGCTCGCTGAGAACGCCACGCAGGCAGCCAGCCGTGAAATCCTTATCCCCGCCATGCTGCGCTTGAGGAAATACGGCTATCCAGTTATGCTGTCGGTGTACGACGAAATCGTTTGCGAGATGCCCTACGGCAAGGGCAGCGCGAAGGAAATGGAAGAGATCATGACTGACCGGCCTGGGGATTGGGGTGACTTGCTCCCGGCTGGTTCGCGATACAACATGAAGTGGGCTTTGGATTTCCCTGTCCGTGCGGATTGCTGGGAAGGCGAGCGCTACAAGAAGTAAGGTATCACGTGATACCGGGAGCAAGGTGCGATGGCTAAGGTGAAGACCAAACAACCGAAGACGAAGAAGCAGATTGGCGCGGCCTCCAAGCTCAAGGGCAAGGTTGGCGAGCGCGAGGTGGCCGCTCTCTTGCGCAGTCACGGCTTCCAGGCTCGCAGGACTTCGCAGTTCTGCGGCCAGAGTGGTGATGCCTCGGACGTGGTAAGCGACATGGAAGGCTTCCACATCGAGGTGAAGCGCACGGAGCAATTCAATGCCTACGGCGCTCTTGAGCAAGCGGAGCGTGACAGCGGCGGCAAGGCCACTCCCGTGGTGTTCCACCGGAAGGACCGGCGCAAGTGGTTGGTCGTCATGGACGCCGACGAGTTCTTGAAGCTCATGCGGGAGTTCGTCTATGAGTGAGCCGGTGAAGCAGTCCCGCAAGCGGATGCACAAGAAGGACACGCGCAAGAACCGCGAGGGCTTTGTCGATATCCCCGACAAGGGCTTGCCCGATGGATCGAAGCGTGTACGCCTCGGCAAGATCAGGGACAACCCGAACTACACGCCAAAGCCGATCCTGACGGAGAAGCCGGAAGACAGCGAGGTTCGCGGTGCCGTCGCTTTCGCCATCCTGCGCGCCTACCACCCCGACCTGACCGTGTACGAGGTGGCGAAGCGGGCTGGGATGCTGGAGAGCATGGACGATGTTCGCCGCACCCTTGCCTACCACAAGAAGAAATGCAAGACCATGCGCGAGCGCATTGACGATCTGGTCAAGCAGCTTGAGGGTAAAGCCGGTATTAAGGTCGTCATGTGATGCACGTCCATAGCAAACGCCCCGACTGCTTCACCGAACGCGGCGCTGTATCGAGTAAGGTATCATGCGATACCAAATGAAAAGGCCGAGGAGCGATCCCCGGCCTTTTCTGCTTCCTGGGCTCAGAGGCTTAGCACTTACGCCCGCCCTTGCCCTTCTTCGGAGCCGCCATGTAAATCACCGTCCTTCCGGCTGGGGTTGCTCATTCGCTCGTTCAGAGAGAAGGGCAGCTTGGCACGCGGACAGCTTCTTGTCAACCCGGATCAGCCCTTCTCGGAGGGCGAAATAATCCGGTCGAGCGTCGGCAGCAAGCTCGGCTCCGGCTCCATGATCCACGCCGGAACGGTCGGCAGCTTGGGGCACGCCGGGGGCGGCAGGGCATTGGGCGCGGATGCGCAAGCGCTGAGCGCCAGCGTCAACAGCGCGACGGAGATCATCGTTCGCATGGTTGGCTTCCTCCAACTGCTTCGTGTAGTCCTTGTCCAGCAAGCCGATGGCGTCCTGCAAGACGCGCTCCCGCTCGCGGTATTCGTCGGTGGTCTTGGCGTGCCCCTCGGCAAGCTCGCGCTCCCGATCAGCCCACTTCGCTTTCCAGTCCAGCCCTTCCACATGCTCGCCGTAGAAGAAAGCGGAGATTGCGATAACGATGGCGCTAACCAAAGCGCCAAGCAGAACGTATGGGTTCGGCATCACAGCGCCCCCTTCAAGCAAAGCTGCTGAGCTTCGGCGCGGCGCTTCGTCAGACCAGGAAGCTCAACGGCAACCCCGGCCACGATTGCCTTGTTCCAGCGGGGAAGCTGGTTGCACGCGCCTTTCAAGTCGCCAGCCTTGAGCATCCGCGCAGCCGTGGAGTGCGTCGTGTCGCAGGCGATCTTCGGCCCAGCGTTGTAGGTCGTGTCACCGAAGGCAGCCAGCACTTCCACCGGGAGCCCCGGCTGGCACCGCTCCACCGCGTTGATAGCCTTCTTCATGTCGGCATCCATGAGCGCATCGCACTCCTGGAGCGAGTAGCGGCGGTTCTGCACGTCGCCAGTGTGGCCGCGACAAACGGTCAGGATGCCGGGCGGGTCATAGTACGGCGTGAACTTGATGCCTTCGTGGGCCGTTGCCATGGTGCAAGCCAGAGCCGAGGCAGCGACAACGCGGGTTGCGTTAGGGGGAAGACGGAGCATTGGACGCCTCCTTCATCACGAATCCGACAGTAGCGCAGAGGCCCGCGACAACGTACACGGCCCAATCGTACTTGCCGAACACGGGTGCCCAAACACCCACCAGGAACGCCAAGGAGTTCCAGCTAGAGGGCTCGCGCAAACGCGCTTTGATCCATCGCATAGCCGTCACCCCTTGAAGAACAGATGCTTAGCGGCCTCGAAGATGCCTAGAGTTCCGCACGCGGAGAAAGCGCCGACAACCAGCGTCTTCATCCCAGCGCCTTGCTGCTTAAGCTCTTCGTGGGTGCGCACGGTCTCAGCGAGCGTTTCGACAGTGCTGCAAAGGCTCTGCACTTTCGCGCTCATTTCGGCCATCGAGTTGACGACGGTGTTGACCTTCTCATGGAGTTCGCGACGGGAGCGATTGCCCTCCGTCACTTGCCCGCCGATCATCTTAAGTTCGCCTCTGAGTTCCCCCAGCGTCAGCGACACCTCATCTATGTCATTCCCCATTTCGTTGCCCCTGTAGTCCGAGGTATCACGTGATACCTACTTAGATAAGCTCATCCACCGACATGCTGGACATGAGCAATCCTCCAAAGAAAGCGGTTCCGCTTCCCCCGTTCAGATACACATTCACGTTGCTGGTCGGGCCGACGCGCAGCTTGAAGGTGGTCGCGGTCGCAGCGCCGCTGTCCACTTCCCACGTCGCCGAATAGCAATAGTTGGTCGAAGCGTCACCCTCTTCCCACACCGCCCCGATGGCATCCGTGCCGTTATCCCGGAAGAGCGCGAGCACCAGCGTAGTGTTGGACGCGGCCACCTGGAGCGGAACTTGCACTCGGACGCGCAGCTTGCTCGCCGCAGACTTGGGCGTGATGGCGCAGGTAATCACCTGGACGCCTTCGGTGTTCTGCGGCTTGGTGTTGTCGCCGGGGATTTGCTGCGAGGCCCCGTTGATGGTGGCGAGCGTTCCGTCCTGGGCATAGACGTGCTGGATCAGCGCCGGAGGGAAATACTCAGCGGGCCTGCCGTCGTTGCCGTAGCCCAGCAGCTTATTCGCCGTACCATCCGCCATCTTCTCGGCGGTGACGGCTTTAGCCGCTACCTTGCCGCTGGTGACAGCGCTGTCGTTGATGTGGTTCTCCCGCACCGCATTATCGGCGAGCACATGGCGAGAAACTTTCTGCACGTTAGTCTCCGATCTTTTCGCGGTTCCAATCAAAGAAGCCGTACTCACTCCACGGCTTCCAGGTGCGCTTGCCGACTTCGCACACCAAGCATCCTTGGTCGGTCTCGGCAGCGAGCGCCATGTGGCCTTTCGACCAATCGCCCGGCTGAGTGCCCGTGGTGCAATATAAAAGCGAGAACGCGCCCTCGGGCAGAGCCAGCAGCTTGCATACGCGGCGCAGGAGGAAAGCGAAGGACACGCAGTCGCCGTGCCACGTCGGCTGCCAGTGCTCCGCATCTTCGGGAAGCGGGCCGGTCCACACGAATGGGCCGCAGATTACCGTCGCCAGCCAGAGCCGGAAACGGACGTGCCAGGAAAGCGACAGCACCGCAGCGCTAGTCGGCCCATACGTGTAGAACGGGAAGAACTGCTTTAGGGTCCAGGGTCCGTTGTAAGCGAGCATCGCATCTCTCCAGAAGGAAGCGTCTGGCATCACGTGATGCCAGACGCGCCCAAACCTTAGACGTTCTGCGCGCCGGAGAAGCGCGGCAGGGTCTTGAGGTGTTCGTAGACCTTGGACCGCAGCAGGTCGCCGTCGTCATCGGCCCCCAGCGTGTTGAACACTTCGGTCGGGATGCCGACTTCAGCCCAGGCGATGGGCTGGTTCTCGGCGAGCTTGCCGCGAGCGATGGCGCTGGCGGTCTCGTCGCTGGCGTTGGCCGCATCCTTGAGGGCGACGATAGCCGCCTTCTCGTTCGTGCGGGTGTCGGCGTCGATGTAGGAGGCAACGCGAACGGTGGCGCTCATGTCGCGGTTGCTCACCGCCATGTCGGCGATCATGTGGTAGGTCGCGGGGGCGGCAGCGCCATACGCGGACTTGATGGTCTTCAACAAAGCCATAGTTCTCTTCCTTTCCTATGCCGCAGCGAGAGTGGTAACCGTGCCGCTGGAACCACGGTATTTCAGGGCGCCGCTTTCGACGTATAGATAGCCGCCGCCCGAGGGGTTGCTGGTAACCGAAGTGTCGGTGTTGCGGATATACGCAACGCGATTGCCGCCGCCGTAGGGGCCGACAGCCATCATCCACCCGGCGCTACCATTGACAAGCTGCACCGCCGCGCTGCCTTTAGCCTGCACATTGATGCCGACGTTCGTATCAGTGCCCGCCGCGTAGAAGTTCACGTTGCCGCCGGTCACCGCGCCGGTCGCTTGCAGGTAGTTCGCAGCGCTGACGGTATCGAGCACTTGGAACTGCGTGCCGCCCCCGGTATTGAAATTGACAGCGCCAGCGCCTTTCGTGGTCAAGGCGAGGTACACGTTGGTGTCAGACCCGGTAGCGCCGACGATTGCCGAAGCTCCAGTGGCGCCACCAGTGGCTTGCACGTAGTTCACGGCGCTGGTGGTATTGTTGACGCGGAACTGCGCGTACTGACCGCCAGCGCCACCCGTGCGGAAGATATGCCCGCCCGTACCCTTGGCGATGTAGTCCATGTATACGTCGGTGTCACTGCCGACGCCGAACATCTTAGCGTTGTTGCCGGTGGTAGCGCCCTGGACTTGCAGGTAGTTGACGGCGCTCGCGACGTGGTTGACGACGAACTGGTTTACGGTGCCGTTCGTCTGGAAGTAGTGGGCGCCCGTACCCTTAGTCTGCCAGCCAATATCCAAGTTACTGCCGCTACCTTGGGCAGACACGGCGCCGCCCGTCGAACCCGTCCCACCCGTGATTTGCAGGTAGTTAACCGCGCTTGCGGTGTGCGCGATGTTGAGTTGAGGCGCGCTGAAATTCGTGTAGAAGAAATGGTTTCCGCCGCCCTTGGTCGCGTAAGCCGCACTGACGTTCGTGTCGGAGCCGCGCGCGATGAGAGACGTGCCCGTGCCCACCGCCCCGCCCGTGGCGTCAAGGTAGTTAACGGCGCTCACGGTGTGCGAGACGCGGAATTGCGGGTACTGACCGGCGTTGCCTCCGGTCCTGAACGTGTGCGAGCCCGCGCCTTGAGTAAGGTAGTCGAAGCTCACGTCAGTGTCGGAACCCAACGCGCTAAGGCCGACGTTGCCGGTGGTCGCAGCGCCACGGATGCGCAGGTAGTTGACCTGAGACGCCGTGTTGGAGATCAGCGTGGCGGGGGTAGACGCAGCGCCACCCAAGGTCACGTTGCCCGAGTTGTCGATACGCCCGTACTCAGTCCCGTTGATCTTGTGCAACAGGTATCCGCCGCTGCCCGCGTTCAGCGTGAGGTTGCCGCCAGACGACACTTGGCCGCCAGAGCTACCGCCCTGGACAGTCACGTCATACGTCTGGCCGCTATACACCGCCAGCACGCCAGAGGACGAAATGCTGTCGTTGCCGGGCAGGGTGATGGTGCCGCTCAGCGTCGGAGAGGCCAGGGTCTTGTTGCCCAGCGTCTCGACGCCGTTCAAGGTCGGCAGCGGGAAGCCGCCAGCCGTGGCCCCGTCGTGGACAACCAACGTCTTCTTCGTCGTATCGACGGTGATTTCGCCGAGAAGGCCGGTGAACGTAGCGTGCTGAGCGGTCGTTCCGCGACGACGCTGCCTTGCGGTGGACATTACGGTACGCTCCCATCGTCAATGGTGTTAGTCACTGCGTCGGTGATTAAGCCCTCGTCCACCAGCGCGGACAAGTTGCTCAGGTTCGCCAGCACCCCCGCCGCAGCCGCAGCACTAGCAGACGCTTCCGTCGCTTTGGTCGTGGCAGTGTTGGCGCTCGCCGAAGCACTGTTCGCCTGCGTGGTCGCCAGTGCAACTTGCGCAGTAGCGAGAGTGACTTGTGCAGCAGCGCTAGTCGCGCTGTCATTCGCGGCCACGGCGCTGGCGCCCGCATCGGCAGCTTTGGCGGTGGCGATAGCTGCTTGCGCCGTCGCAATGCTTGCTTCGGTCGTGGCGATCCCAGCTTGCGTCGTGGCGGTGGCCGCGCTCGCCGAAGCACTGTTCGCCTGCGTGGTCGCGATCCCGGCTTGCGTCGTGGCAGTGTTGGCGCTCGCCTGGGCATCGACAGCACTTGCAGCCGCATCGGCCTTCGACTGTTCGATATCGGCCTGCGGCAGCGCGCGACCGTACTTCACTTCGATGTTGACACCGATTGCCGGTGCGCCGTTGACGAAGGTCACGCGCTTGTTGAGAAGCGTGTACTCTTGTTGCGGCTGCTGAACGCCATCGAAGTAGATGTTTAGGTTTTCAATAACGCCGGGGCTCGCGGACAGGTCAACGTAGGCGGTGACGCCATCGCTGGAGAACTGTTCGCGCTTGAAGTCGGAGAATGCAGCAACGGTTGCGACGGAAGACGGAGCAATCACCGTCGCGTTACCGGCTGCGTCGAACGCCAGCAAGTTGTTCGCGCGCAGCGAAGCAACCGGGAGATCAGCACTCACCTCCCCGTCGGCGACAGCGATCTTCAGCGAGCGGTCAATCTCTTCCTGCTGTTGCAGGTCAACCATTGCCGCGCGATCAGCGACTTGCTCCACATCCTCGGGGAAGTATCCGCCCTGGCTCTCGAAATGCCGGGTCTGCGTTAGCGGCAGCTTGCGCTTCATGACGATCTTCTCGCCGGTCGCAAGATAGCCGGTGCCGCTCGCCGGGTAGACAATGCTGCCGGTGCCGGGATAGGCAGAGACGCGCATCGAGTAGTTGGCGGTGCCGGTGCCTTCGCTCAGCGTCGTCTCGGTCCCGTCCACGGCCACCTTGACGGCAATAAGGTCGGTGTTCGCGTACAGTACCAGAGGCGAGAAGGAGAAGACGGTCGCAGAGCCGTCGCCCTGGGCAGTCACTTTCGTAGTGGTGTTGCTGACCGTCATAACGTCCTCGGTATCACGTGATACCAAGGAATATACCAAACATCGTAGTATAGCGCAATACGCTCTATTCCCCGTTCAAAATCTTCTTCGCTTGCTCAGCCATAGCGTTTCCTTGCTTGGCGATGGCGATCATCTGGAAGTACGCCGTGTCGATCAACTGCCGCTTATCATCGGGCGTAAGGTCGGGCATCTTGTAGACTTCGCGAATGAACTTCGACTGCATGCTGATAGCCGAAGCGATGCCGTCCATCTTCATGACCGCATCCGGGGCCAGCTTCATCTCGCGTTCGACAGCGGCGAAATCGCCATGCTGAGCAAGGTCTTTCACCGTCGCCATGACTTGCGAGACTTCCTTATGGCGGTCGTAGAAGTCACGGATTTCCTGCGCGTTGCCGCTGGGGTAGCGCACGACGAAGGCGCGGATGAACGGGATATCCGACAGCGTATCCGCAGGCCGCACCGGGTCAGGCAGTATGCCCGCCATCTTCAAGTTCCTATCCGCCATCTGGAGGACTTGCATCCCCAGGCCGCCGGTCCAGTCCCGCACGAAATTCTCCAGCATGATCGGGCTGATAGCTTCGCTGTGCTTGAGCGGCGGGATGGAGCCGAGAACGTGGCCCATCTTCTTGGCAATCTCGGTGGTGTACGGCTGGTAGCGGTACTCCGGCAGTTCCTTCTCCAAGTAGGCCGGGACAATCGGCGCGTCCTGGAAGAAGCTGCGGTTGGTGGCAGCCTCCAGGAAGGGAGTGATGGCGGTCGGCGTCCAGGTGGAGATAATGTTGGGAGTGAGAGCGCCCCACACCGACTTGCCGAAGTCCTTCATGGCGTTCGGGTTGTCAGCAGCGAAAGCCTCCAGAGCGCGCTCCGGGAGCGAGCCGAAGAGGACGCCAATCTCGAAGGGCTTGGGGATGCGGTAGATATGGTCCTTAGTCATGACGATCCAGAACATATCCTTTTCCCAGCGCGGGATGCTTTCCCACCGCTCGTCATCTTTGTTCGCCAACCACAAGGCCACGCTCGGGACGGTGATACCGGCAATCGCCTTCATGGTGAAGCTGAGCGGGCGAGCCTTGACTTCTCGAATGGCGCGATCCACACCCTGCACCTGGGCATTGGTGAAGGCGGCGATCATGTTGAGCGCCCGCATCTTGGAGCCGCTACGGGCGAAGTCCAGCGTCACCTCACGCGAAGCATAGCCCGCGTCAAGCAGGTTCGCTTTGGCGGCCTCGGGATTGCCCTCCACAACCTTGGCGAACTCGCCAACGCGGGTAGCGTTTTCGACAAGCTCCGACATGACACGGAGCATGGCAAACGGCGTCTTGACCACATTCCAGGCGGAGGAGGTGAAGTTGGTCTGTTCGTGCAGCTTGAACAGGTTCTCTTGCAGGTAGCGGCGGTCCAGCGAGACCATGGCAGAGTTCGCGCCGCCGCTCTTCAACCACGCCTGATAGATATCGTCCTTCTTGATGGCGTGCATCAAGCCGCCGAGAGTGTCCAGCGGAGTGAAGATGCCCTTGCTGTTGATGAACGCAGTCATGAGGTCGCGCACAGCGTTGCGACCGATGAACTCAGGCGTGACGGTAGCGCCAGCGCGAAGCATACGCGCCGGGACCGCCATCATGCGGATAATGAGGTTCGCCGTCTCTTGATCCACGGCCTTGAAGGCGGTCTCGATATCCTTGTCCACCTTCCAGACGGTACGCTTGCCGTCCATGAACACGGCGATCTTGCCGTCGCCCACGGTGTTGGTGCGCAGGACAGCGATCAGGTCTTCGGGAACGTCTTTGACGCCAGCCTCTTCCAGCGCTTGGCGGATGTTGGTATCCAGGGCGGTATCGGTTGGCTCTTCGACGCGAACGATTTCCTTCTCGGTCGGCGCTTCCAGCTTCTTCGGCCCGCCTTCTATCTGCTTAGCGGCTTCGCCAGCGGCAGAGGTATCACGTGATACCGGAGAAACGTCAGTGCCGGTGGCCTTGCTGGGAGCCTCGGCTTTCTCCATCGGCAGCAGCGACACCTCGCGCTTGTTCGTCAGCAAGTCGATCAGCTTGACGCCCGCCTCGTTACGGTCGGCTAGAGCGATGTAGGTGTAGGTGTTCTTGATGACGCTTTCGAGAGGGTCAACGATCTTGAGATCGGAGCCCTTGATGCGGTGGATCGGGTTGCGAGCGCCCAGGCCACGTCCGGCCCCGAACCGAGAGCCCACGTCGGGCTCCAGCAGACGGTAGAACGGAATGTACTGTTCGTTGGCTTTCGCCATCGCCTCGTAGGCTTCCTTCGACAGCACGCCGCTATCACGGAGGTAAGCCGACACGCGGTTCTGGAAGTCCACCAGCTTGCGCATGACGGGTTCGTATTGCTCGCGCCCCTGCCGCACCACCTCATTGGCAGCTTCAAGGTCAACGCCGGTCGGGTCGTCCTTCATCTGCTTCTTTTCGAGTTCCGCCGCAGCCTTGTCATGCTCAGCCGCCTTGTCCTTCCAGGCGGTGATAGCGTCCTGCATACTGCGGAACTGCTTCTGGTTAAGCTCGCCCTTGCGCGCGTCAAGCTCAGCCTGCAAAGCATCGACGTTCTCGCGGGCGCGGTTCGCATCGCCCTTGGCAGCGTTAAGCTGGGTCGCGCGTTCGGTCGCGTTAGCGTCCAGTTCGACGCTGCGCCGGGCCACCGCGTAGGTACGGAAACGATCAAGCCCGCCTTCCACGGTTTCCAGCGGACGCAGGATGGAGCGCAAGCCCTCGCCGTTGTTGGCGTAGGTCTTCGCGTCGAAGGTGCCGTACTCCAGGAAATGGTCAGCGCGCCCCTGCGAGCCTCGGGTCAGGCGGAAGAGTTTGTACGGGCTCTCGGCTGCGTCCTTCTCCTTGCCGGGCAGCGCGTGCATGTCGTCAATGAACATGCTGTAGAGCCGGTCCAGCGTCATCTTCTCCTTGGGGTCGTGGTTGCCCACGTCGATGCGCGAGCGAACCTTCTCCCACGGGTCGGTAATCTCCGCTTCGGCCTTCGGGCCGGGGAGTTCCTTGGGCACCTCGGAGAACTCAGCATCGGTGTACTTCGGCGGTTCTCCACCGCCGCCCTTGCCAGCCTCGGTGGACGGCGGCAGAACTTCTTCCGCAGCCGGAACCTTACCGCTTTCTTGTGCCTGGGTATCACGTGATACCACGTCCTTGCCTTCGGCGGCCTTAACCTCTTCCTCGGTGAACCCCCACTCGCGCAGCAGCTTGCGCACCTCGGGGGTCTCGTTCGGGCTGACGGTCTCCTCGCGCGCCTCGTAAGCCTTCGGCACTTCGATGTTGGAGGAGAGGATATCCTGCTTGATGGTCGGGTCGGCCTTAGCGTCCTCGATCACATCCACCGGGCGCACGCCAGTCTTGACGTACAGGCGTTGCAGCTTGGCAGCAGTAGCCGTCGCCATCTTGCCCGCGCCCAGCAACAGAGCGGCATCGAGGAAATCACGGGGCTCCGGCATCTCGCCTTCGAGAGCTTTGCCAACCGTGACCATCGTCCCAAGCTCAGCGGCAGTCGCCAGCGGGGCAGCCTTGCTCGCGGCCAAAGCAGACGCCTCAGCGGCAGCAGCGCCTTCGAGACCGGCAGCGCCACGGCTCGCGGCAACAGCCTTGACGCCAGCGCCAGCCCCACCCGTGGCCGCACCGACGACATAGCCCTTGAAGCCCTCAGTCATGGTCGTGCTGAGCGCTTCCCAAAAGCGAGGGAAGCTGTCGATGTCGCCCTTGGTGTAGGCGTCAATCATGATGGCGCGGAGAGCCGCAGGAAGAGCGAAGGCACCCGCCGTCGCGCCGATAGTGCCACGGACGACAGCGCCGGTAGCTGCACCACCAGCCGCACCAGCAGCCGTGCCAGGGCCGGGGGCAACCACCGTACCGCCAGCCGCACCGATAGCGCCGCCCTCAAGCGCACCCTCAGCCGCACCTTCGCCACCACCAATCACGGCACCGGCCACCATCGCGGGGATATCGCCCACCAATTGGGACGCGCCAGAGACCAGCCGTTGCGCCATGGGGGTGTCTTCGGGCAGGTAGGCATCCGGCATCTTACCGCGCACCGCGAGGCCGGTCACGGACATTTGCAGGCCCGCCTCGGCAGCCTGCTTGAACGTCGGCGAATGCTCGTCGCCAAACACCTTCTTCCAGGTGCCGTGGAAGTATTCGCTGAGGCGGCTGGTGTCGTAGGGGGCGGTGCCGAAATGCTTGTCGATATCGTCCTGCCCGAACCCGGCCTGCATCAGCGACTTGCGCTGGTTAGCTTCCCAATTCAGAACTTCTTCCGGGGAGAAGCCCGCGTCCAGCAACGACTGCCTATCTTCCATGCCGCCCATTTACTTCATCCCCGTCCGCTTCATGTAGTCGTCAACGCTTTCGCCGGGCCGCCGCTTCTTATCGTCGGGAACCCCGCCGTTCTGGTCTGCGATGCCCTTGGCGCTGCGCATCCGCTCAGCCTGTTCCTTCATGATCTGCTGAGGCGTCTTCTGAACCGGCGTGCCGATATAGTCCTTGCTCTGCGGGTTGAGCATGTCAAGCGGGTCTTTGCCCGACGCCATACCAGCTTCCCACTTGATACGCTGCTGAGCCTGCCAGTTGTAGAACTCCACCGCACCATCGGGGTCCGTCATACCCATGGCATTGGTCTTGACCAGGACGTTGTGACCCATCTGGAGGTAGCGCCCCCACTCCTTGGCAGCCGTCGCGCCATACTTCTTCGCCTCGGCATCGTCGGGCTTGCGGAGTTCCTGGACCTGACGGCGAAGCGACAGGCCCTCCTTGGCGCTCAGTTCCCCGTTGGCGATGTACTGGTTGATATCGTTCTCGTCAACGATGCGCCGCTGGTCTCCCTCGGGTAGATAGATGCGCTTGGTCAGGTCGTTGAACAGCACCGGATGCGAAGCGTCCTGGGGCTCCACATTGGTCTTCTCAAGAAGCTGCATGAACTGGTACTTGCTCCGGCCCTTCAAGCCAGAGTTGGCGATATCCGCCGTGGTCAGGTTCCCGGCCACCAGCTTGTTGAACATCGCGTCCTGCAAGTTCGACTGGTACTCGTTCTCAGCCTGCTTGCGCTTGTTCTCCTGCACCTCTTGCTCAAGGCGGATGCGCTTCTCCATGGTCGTGCTGGTCTGCCCGTCCAAGTAGCTACCATACCGCGTCATGATTTCTTTGGCGCGGTCGAACGAGCCCGACGCCAGAGCCGCATCGAACGCCCCATGGATGGCCTTGCTCTGCGCGCCTCGAAGCGCAACGTAGGCGCTGCTGGGCTGTTCGCCTTCCTTCGGCGGTTCGACGCTGCCCATGCCGTTGCGGGTCGCCATGTTCTCGGCTTCGCCCTTGATGATGCCGAGGGACGCTTCGATGGATTGGTTGCTATTCCACGCCAGCGCAGCATCGCTTGCGGCAGAGGCTTGGCGCGCTTCGTTGAGACCATCCATGTACTGATTGCGCTGGTGCCCGGCATGAGCGTTCATCTGTTCAAGCACGCCCTGCCGACGTGCGGCCAAGGTGCGCTGGAGCATCTTCGCCACCATATCATTGGGGGCGTTCTTCATCGCATCGCCGATAGCGCCGTTGATGGCGTCCTCAGCCGCGCCGTAGTTGTCCAGCGCGTCCTTGCCCTTGGTGCCGAAGTAGCCGGGCTTGTCGGGGGAACCCCACACCACACTGCGGATGGTGTCCGCTACCTTGATATCGGCTTCGCGCGCAGCGGCTTCGTTGTCCTCATGCTGCATCTTGAGGGCAAGCTGTTCCATCTTGTCGCCGAACTCGCCAAGCTGCTGCCCGCCTCGGATGAGACCGGAAGCGCCTTGGTCGAATGCGCCAGACGGAACCGCCGCGCTGGTATAGCTGGGCGAAGCTGCCTGAACCTGCGTTGCTTGAAGCGGCTGGTAGGGCGTGGTCGCGCTGGTGGTATCACGTGATGCCATCTACATCATCCCTTACGGATCAAACTGGAGTTCGCCGTTGCGGTCGGTCGGGTATCCGCCAGCGGAGGTATTGGAACCGAAGGCACCAGCCTTATCGAAGGCGTACCACTTACCGGCCACGCTGCCCACACCGCCGAGGAGGGAACCGGCGGCACCCCAGGCCCCATTGGACGCGGCATTGTTGCCCGCGAACTGGTAGAGCCCAGCTTGTCCAGTGAAGTCGGAAGCCTGGAGCCGGTAGTTCTGCGCCTCACGCTCAGCGTTGTTGCGCACGTTCAGCGCATCGAGTTCGTTGACGCCAGCCTGGGAGACCTGCAAATCGAGAGCGCTACCCTCGTTGATGTCCACTCCACTCGACGCTTGCGAAGCGCGCATGGAGCCCAGCAACAGGCGCCCCTTCAAACGCTGCTGCTGTTCGGCAATGATACCGCGCTGCTGGGCGTCCTGCGCCATGTACTCGGCTCGCATGGCATTGTTGCGCGCCACGGCTGACTGGTACTCGGCCTGCTTCTTCTGCTGCTGGCCCTGCTGATACATGCCGTAAGCCGACATACCAGCAGCCGCAACGGTCGCGGCGATGGAGACGTAAGCCAGGGTAGTTGCAGATACGCCGCCAGACATTCCTATTCCTCCAGCCCAAACACCACGTTGACCGCCCCTTCATTCCGGGAGAACAGTATAGCGGCTTCGTCGGTGAACTCTTCTTCCGCCTCTTCTACGGACTTCGCCGAAGTCGGGAACACCATCGTCAAGATCGTGTCCACCACCGCCGCGAAGGCTTGCTTCCGGCCCGCCTCGGCTGGTATCACGTGATACCCTATCAGGTGAATTGGACCATCAGCAGTGTACGCGATTACTTCCCCATTGACAATAAGGAGAGTTGCTATCTTTATCAGCGCGCCCGTCAGAACGGTGTTCGCCGGTATCATTATGGTGCGGGCGTACATTCCCGCGTGGAAGTGATGGTAGGTCGGGATATCGACTTGCGGGCGCTGGAGCGAGGCTTGCTCAAGGGCGGCCACCGCTGCGACCGCCTCCGGCTCCATGGCGGCGAGGGCGACAGGCGGCTTAGTCGTCATAGCGCGCCTCCTTGAAGAACACGCGGTTCGTCTCGCGGTAGTGCATCTTGGGTAGGATTTCCGCCAGCGTTCCGCCCGAGGGAGCGCTAATCAGGATGCCGGGAGACCCAACGCTCTTCGCGTGCTTCTCGGCAGCACGGATCAGTTTCAGCCCAGCGCCGGTCTTGCGGTAGCTCGCGCCTACGAACAGGCTCTCCGTGACCGTGACCGCCACACCGTAGTGCGGCAGGATCGGGGTAATGGTGGCGATAAAGCCAACCAGCTTGTCGCCCTCGAAAGCAGCGAAGGCGTGGAATACCCCGCTCTTCTCAATCTCGGAGTACATGCCCATCTTATCAGACGGGTCGGGCATTCCGTTGATGGAAGCCTCCGCTGCGTACTCGGCGCGGAGAACCGAGAAGTTCTCGTTGTCCGTGATTTCAGAGACAGTCGCCTCCCTAACGACTACCGCCATTACACCCTCCTCATGTCGAAACGGTGGAACAGCAGCCCATCTCTGCCCCACGGCTCTGGATTATAGATCGTGAAGCCCAGCCAGCGCAACCACCGTATCGACGCGGTGTTACGGGCGTCCACATAGTTCTCAAGCTCGGGGAACTCAAGCCTGATACCGCGAACCCATTCCAAGCTGTACTTCAAGAACGGCTTGGAATAGACGTTGACGCCATCGGTGCCCAGCAGCCATGGGCAGGCCACCGTGCCGAGAAGGCTAGGCGGCTGCACCCCGAACGCGCACACCGGAACGCCGTCCGCTTCCCCAACGAACGCGGTATCACGTGATACCGAGATGGAGTGCGCCAGGGCTTCCGATGGCGTGAAGTGGTGGGAAGCCCACGCTTCGTCCTTATCGCTCTCCCGCATGTTGGCGGCGATGAGCGCTAAGTCTTCGGCGCAGGGCTTCCGTATCTGGTATCGGCTATTCGGCGTCATCACCTTCCTCAATCTCCGATACCACCGACAGCAAGGTCATCGGCAGCGGATTGATCTGGCGAATGAACTGCCGCCCGTTGCCCCTCCACGTGGCCGTGACCGTAATCTTCTTGTCTCCGGTCACCAACGCAGTCGGCTCGCCCCAGCGCTCATTCTCGCGGAACGGGACATCACGGAGCTTGTAAGCGTCAGGCCCGACGAGCAATCCACGGCTGTCCTTAAAGCGCACGACCACTTGCGGGACGCGGACGTGCTTGCCCTTCGCCGAAGTGTTGGTCACGCGGTCGGGGTCCAGGGTCTCGACATCGGAAACGAAGCGCAGACCGACGTGGATGCGGCTGTACTTGCGGTCGAAGGCGACGGTGCCGTTTGCGACGGTTTTGCCGGAGACCACATTGCCGTCGCACAGCGCAACGACCGCGCGGCCCTCCAGGTGCCACAAGCCGTAAACAGAACTAACCGCCTTGCGCAAGGTGCCGCCTTCTCGGTAGGCGGCGAAGTCGGACCCATCCTCGGCTTCGTACACCTGACCGCCCGAGACATAGGCGCCAAAGCCGGAGCCGTCTACGGCGGCGTCGGCCAGCGTATGCAACTCGAATGTATCGTCGGTAGCGTTCGCCACCTTATAGACGTTCCCGTTAAGCTGCGTCATGCCGAACACGCCGAAGATGCCGATGGCGGCCCCGTTGGCGTAGCCGTGGGAAGGCGCGTTGATGACGACCGGGTTAGTGTTCGTCGCCCCGGTCACGTCCACGCGATTGCTGTTCTTGATGAGCGTAACCGTATCCGTCGTCACCCCAGCAGCGAAGTAGCGCCGGGCGTTAAGCTGGTCCGGTTGCTCTTCGTTGTAGAACTCGTCAAACGACGGCTCCCACACCACGTCGTAGATATCGAGTTCGTCACCCGCCGCCAGCCCATGCGCAATGGCCGTGACGACTACCGGCTTGGCCTCCGAGATGTCGGAGATGCTGATCGGATTGTCGTAGGACAAGCCGCTGTCCACGAAGAAGGCATCGCGCACGTCGGCGAACCGGCGAGAGCCCAGCCGCTCGATGTAGCGGACGATGCTGCCCCCGACACGCCGCTCCACGACGAAGTAGGGAAGGCTGTCCACATAGCTGGAGGACGGACGGGTAGCGGCCACCCGCTTGAATTTGCCGTCAGTCTTCCAACGCGCCCAGGCGATCACATCCTGTTCGGGGTTGAAAGTCATGTTGCAGGCGTAGCCGTCGCTGCGAATGCAGGTGATTTGCGGGTCGGGCGACAGCGATTGTGTCCAGTCCTTGAGCGTGGCGCGCTTGAACAGATGCGGAGCAAAGACGGTCATGTCGTTGCCCTTGTACCCGTCAATCGAGATTTCGTAGCCAAGGCTGCGCACGTAGCTTTCGTTCTCCGTGGTGAAGAGCATCTTGTCGCCGATGACCAACGGCTGCCGCCAAGAGCTTCCCCAATAGGACTGCGGCTTCTGGCGAATGGTCTTCGCGGTGAAGGCGTCACTTCCGCTGCCGGAGCTAACCTTCCACTCAGCGCCAGCCGTGAAGACGATCAGGTCGTTGCCGGGGATGAAGCCACGGATTTCGTTGACCTGACGGGCGTTCAAGGTGGCGGTGATAGCGTCATCATCCTGCACCGGGTCAGAGACCGACATATTGGAAGCGCTGCCCGCCACCGAATAGTAGCAGGTATCCGGCTTAGCCGTCAGGTTGCCAAACACTCGCCGTTGCTCGAAGTAGGTCACGGTGCCGGGGTGCTTCGTCGGGCCGTAGAACGGATTACGATAGCGAGGCGGGGTGATGGACGTATCGGCGGCGATGTTCTTGTCCTGGAAGGTCGGCGTATCGGAGGAGCCGATGAAGCCGAACACGCCGTTGGTCTCCTTGTAAAAGGAGTAGCTTGCCGCCCCGGTGATGCTGGAGACGGTGATGGTGTTGTCGGGCGTAGCGTTGCCCGTGGTGGTCTTGACGTAGGTGGCGAACGCCGTGCCGCCCGTCGTCTCGGCAGCGTAGGTGGAGCCGTCTTCATCCAGCAGCGTGAAGTTGTTGGTGGACACGTTGATGGCAGTGAAGCGCCGCCCGTTCAACTGCGTCATCTGCGTGAAGCCGGTCAGATATAGTTCGTCGCCCTCGGTGAAGCCATGGCTCGCCTTGGTGCAGACAACCGGGTTCGCCGCCGTCGCAGTGATGCCCGCCACCGAAGAAGCGTTGGTCGCCGCCAAGCTCTCCTCGGAAGTATCGCGGCTGGTGGCCGTGACCTTGTAGCGATAGGTAGTCGTGCCCGCGCTGTTGACGGTGATGGAGAGGCCGGTCGGAGCCGCCTGCGCCGGAGCAAACGTAATCTCGGCCAGGGTCCAGTGGTCGTGCGCAGTCCGCGATAGTTCTTGCGGAGGGTAGTTGCGGTGCGTCAGGGTCATGACGTTCGCCGACTGAACGTGGGTCAATTCCTCCAGGTCGTCAGCGTCGTAAGGCGTGGCGATTTCGTAGACCCTCGATACAGTTCCGCCGCTACTGTAAGCGGCGTACGCCGAGGTGTCGATGTTCGCCCCGGTCTGCTGGTCGGTAAGCTCGAAGGTGTTGGTGGTGGCGTTTGCCACCTTAAACCAGCGATTGTTGACCAGCGTCATCCCGACCACGCCAGCAATATACACATCGTCACCGTTGGCGAAGCCGTGGGTGTTCGACGTGACCACCGCAGGACTATCCTGCGTGATACCGGAGATGTTCTTCGCGGTCTGAAGAACGTGAGCGTCATTGCGGATGACCCGCATCTTCTTGTGGCCGAACTCCAGGATATAGGTGTCGGTCGTGTTGTACTTGAACTCGATCAGACGCGACAGGTAGGTCGGGCTGATACAAGGGCCGACGAAGCGGAGCCCAGGCCGGTTGCTGACGCCGCCATAGGCATGGACGATGACGTTCAACGCCGTCCGCAGCGCCACCTTGTACGCGGCCACGTCCGTGCGTCCGTAAAGATCGGGTCCGATTTCCCCGCGAGCGAAGGAGGGCTGGTCAATCCGTTGCATTATGAACGCTCCCTAATCCAAATGGCGTCACGCTCAGGAACGCCAACGCTGGCGGAAGCATCCGCATTCGGGGCGTCGTTGCGCAAGGCGGTGACTTGGCGCTGCATGCGATCCACAATGCCGAACTTGCCCGCCAGTTCGTAGCAGAGGAAGACCGACATTTGGAACGCCATAAGCGTGGTGAAGTGCATGCTGAAAAGCTGCACGTTCTGCTGGTCGAAGGTGTAGATCAACTTAGCGTTCGCCATGTCGGTGACGATGGACAGCGAGCCGTCATCCGCCGTTTCGATTTCGTAGGGAACCGCGTCGGCATGAACGCCAGCCGGGTTCTCCACCATGCGAGCGGCCACGTAGTCGGACGGAACCTGATACCTGTAGCGCCAGCGCATTTCGGGCGCGGGAAGATCGTGCTGCGCCAGCGCTTGGCTCTTGCGCGCGAAGGACCAGTTGTAGGCTTCCAGGGCAGCGATGCGCGCCGGGTCGTACCAGAGCTTGGCAGCGCTGGCCTCCGGCGACCTGTCATCGAAGCTGCTGATACGGTCGCCCACGCCGATGTTGCCCAGCGCCATGTTGGCGATCTTCACTTTGTCGAACCCGATGGGCATCTCTCGTCTCCCACGAACAAATAAGGGCGAGCCTACATCAGCAGGCCCGCCCGACAGGTATCACGTGATACCGCGTCTATTCCTTGTTGCCAAGGTCTTCGATGGCGGCCTCGATCTGAACGATGAGCGACGGGCGGCTCTTGCCCTCACGCTCGCGCTCCAGCAGCTTGCGAAGCTCAGCTTCGTTCATCTCGGGCAGCTTGTCGGAGATGACCTTGATGGACTGGCTGAGGATATCGCCATCGGCGGGAGCCTCGGAGCGGCGACGGCGGCGCGTGTCCAGCGTCTCCTCCACCTCCTTGATGACGCGGGCTTCCTCGCGGGCCGCCGTCACCTCGTCAGCCTCGCGCTGGTCCTCGGGCTCTTCCGGCTGCTCGAAGTCCTCGTCCACGATCTTCGCGGACTTGGGCAGGCCGCGCTCCACGATGTTTTCCGGGATATCGACGGCGCCGCCATCGGGGTGCTTGCGGAAGTGATGACCATCCGCAAAGAAATCGTTTCGCAAGATCACCTTCACCATGGCACTCACCCTTCCGTTGCCTTGCCGCCGCCCATGCTCGGGTACAGCGCGTTGATTTTATCGCCGCTGGTCTGCTCTTTGTCAAGCGCCAGTTCCGTGATTTGGAGATCGAGGGAGGTGTCAACCTCCTTCTGCCCGTCATGGTCCTTGCTGTCGTCCAGCCGGTCGTCCTTGCCCGTGACGACGGCGAGGGCCATCACGGAAACCACGTCGCCCACCTGGAAGCCCTGCGCCTTGAGCGCTTCCACGATGTCGTCGTTGAGGCACAGCCGGGTGCCCCACGCATATTCGGGCTGCTTCATCGGCTCGCAGCAATCCATGCTGCCAACGCCAACGCCCTTGATCGGCACCATACCTGCCATGCTGTGCCCTCCTTATAAAGCCGTAGGCCCCCGACCGAAGCCGGGGGCCGCCGACAGCTTAGTTCGCGGCGTCGGGGGTCGCCTTCCAGGCACTCGGATCGAGCGTCAGGAAAGCGTTGATCTTGCCCGCCGTGGTCGTGGTCGTGCCGACGATGGCGAGGATGCCCAGGTAGCGCTCGTAGGCGCGGCCCTCCAGCGGCAGCGGGTAGATACCGATGACGCCGCCAGCGGCGATGGAGCCGGAGGCCGAGGCCCCGGTGGCGAAGGTGCCCGTGTCGATATGGACGGTGGCCGAACCATCGGTGGCGATGGCCGCCTGGGCGTCCGAGACGAACTGGAACTTGATGGTGCCAGCCGAACCGCCCGTGACGATGGCGGTGTCGGTGGTCAGCACCAGATAGATGGTGCCGCCGTTGCCGATGTCGCGGGCGGCCTGCAAGTCCACAACGTCGCCGATGAGGGCGGTGCCAGCCGCCGCAGCCACGGACTGCGCGGCGGCGAAGGTCGTGAGTTTGTCCAGGATCATGTGACGTACTCCTTGAAGATTTTCCGAACGGACGATTGCCCTGGTATCACGTGATGCCAGGGCGCTCGCCTTAGACGATGCGGGCCTCGTCCGACGACAGGGCGTCCACGCGGCGCATCGGGATGCCCTGGAAGGACGTGATGAGCTTGCCGCCCACGTTGTCGATTTCCAGGGTCGAGTTGCCGGTGGAGGCCGCCGTCTGGCGACGGACGGTGGTGCGGGTGCGGCGGTCCATGTAGAACGCCGCGCGGCCCATGTTCAGGTTCGGAACCATCTCCATCGCCTGGAACATCAGGTCGGGCAGGTTGGCCGACGAATTGGCGAACGCGCCGTTGGTCCAGGTCGCCGACAGGTTGGAACGGTCGATGTTGGCGATGCGGACGACGTAACGCCAATCGCGGACGGTCAGGCCCACATCCCAGCGATAGTGAGTGCGGTAGGCTTCCATGCGACCGTTGTTGCCATCGGCATTCTCGATGGTGACCTGACCCTTATCTTCCATCTGGAGACCGGCCTTCGAGCCCTTCGGCACGATGCCGTGGCAGGTGTTCTCGCCCCACACCACCAGCCAGATGGAGGCGTTGTCGGAGCCGGTGCCGCCAGCGTCGATGATGTTCTGGCCGTTCTCGGCGCTCAGCGAGTTGAAGCGCGGGGCGAAGCCGGTGAACTTCTCGGGCGAGGTGCGCTCGTTGCCGAAGAACAGAGTGGAGGCCACCTCCTGGTTCATGCCTTCGATGAACGCCTTCTCCTCGGACAGCCGCCACTCGGCGGTGTTGCCGTTCAGGTCGGCGAGCGCCTTGTCCACCTCGGCATAGGCTTCCAGCATACCCGTGGCGTCCGTGACCTGCACGACGCGGGACTTGTTCGGCTGGACGCCGCCGTACAGCTTGCGCCACGTCGGGGTGGGCAGGCCGGAGCGGATCGAAGTCTTGTGGCCGGTGGGCAGGTTGCCCTCGATCCACGTCATGTCGTCCAGGATTTCGTTCTGCTGGTTGAGGATTTCCACCAGAGTGGCGATGTTGCCGCTGGGGTCCGTGCGGTTCGCAAGGTCCAGCAGCGTCGGATTGTTGGTAGCGAGAGCGGCCATCTTAGATGATCCTTTTGCTGGTTAATGGGAATTACTGCTTCTTCGTCATGGAAGGAAACAGTTTCTCGGCGGGGGAGCGCGTGTCTCCAGAGCCGCCACCAAAGACGAAATCGTCGTCCTGCATGGCTTTACCCGCTTTGAAGAAGGCTTTGACGAGAAGCGGGTGATTGCTCACCCCCAGCCGGTCAAGCTCCGTCTGGAGTTCCTGACCGCCCAGCTTGACCACGGCGCTCTTGGCGACGGCGATAGCCTCATCGGCCTTACCGTCAACACCATGGAGTTCCTTGTCGGCCAAGGCTTGCACCCGCCACTCTTCCTTCTGCGCGTTCCACCGTTCCATCTGACCGGCAAGAACCTTGTCGATAGCCTTGACGTGGAGATCGACGTACTTCTGCGCCTGATCCTGGGTCAAGTTCTCGCTCTTGGCGAAAGCCTTGAACTCGGTCATCGCTTCGGGGTCGGCCTGCGCGCCCTCGGGCAAGGAAAAGTCCTTGTACTCGTCAGGGGCACCTTCCTTGGCTTCGTCCTTCTTGTCCTCTTCGGACTTGTCTTCGGAAGCCTTGGCTTCGCCTTCCACCTTGCCCTCTTCGGACTTCGCGGCGTCGGCAGTGCCCTTCTCGGCGGTGCCAGCGTCTTTGCTGGCATCCCCTTCGCCCTGCTGCTGGGCGTTGGAGACCTGGGAGGCGTTGGCGGCAGCAGCCGCATTCGCCGTATTGTTCTGGTCGGCGCTGCCGCCAGCCGCGCCTTCCTCCGTGTTCTCGTCAGCCATCGTCCTCTTCCCCTTGGGTGACAGGATAGTCCAAATCGAAGCGAGCCGCTTCTTGCTGCATCAATATATACACATCGGGATATACGGTCAACACGTCTTGAAGCACTTCCAGCGCCACGTCCCGGCGTCCAAGCTCGCGCTGAGCGGCCGCCGGGTCGGTGCTGACGTGCCCGTAAATGCTGCCCTTCGCCAAGATGTTGTAGACGACGCGCCGCCCAGCGGGGGTGCCCAGCACCTTAAGCAGCAGTTCCCGCTCAGCGTCTTCACGGGTCTTGGTATCACGTGTGCCCATTACGCATTCCCCGTGACTTTGGACAGGACGCTCTTGTCATTGAGCTTAGCGTCCGAAGCCATCTTCGCCATGTTCAGCACCTTCTGCCCGTTGTCCAGGGCTTGCTGCTGCTGCATCGCCGCCAACTGCGCCTGCTGCTGCGCCTGCGCCGTGGCGTCATCCACGATGCGCTTCTGCGGGAAGCCGTTGAGGGCGGCGTAATCCTCGAAGACGCCGTAGGGGTCGATCTTGTGGGACACGTCCCAGCCGCCGACACGCAGCGCGCCCGCGAAGCTCACGGTGCGCTCGATGGAGCCGAGGGCAACCGAACGCTGCGCCATGGCGAGAGCCGACACGAACTGGAGGCCCAGGTCGTGGCCTTGAAGCTGCTTCGGCTTGGGCGGCATGATGCCAGCCGCGATGACTTGATGCGAGACACGCAGCACCATCTTGGACAGCCATTCGCCGTGGATTTGCTCCAGCACCGGGCCAAGCTGCAACAGTCGCTCGCTGTCGATCTGCTTCAACTGCAACTCGTTCTTCGGCTGGATGCCCTGCATCTCCGTGATAGCCATGAACAGCGGCACGAAGTAGCCCTCGTCAATGCGGCCCTCCGTCGCCTTGATGTCCATCATCATCTCTTGGATGCGCGGGTCCACCTCGTACAGCGGCTTGATCTGCCCCGAGGCGCTGGTGCCCGTGAAGCCGCCCGGCAGGTTGGCGATGGGCTGGTTGCGCAGCGAAGTCGGACCCTGCATCGGCGGGGTGTTGTTCTTGGCAATCGCCTTGGCCTTCTCGCGTTCCTGGAACTGCAAGCCCTTCACGTCGCCCAGGCTGGTCATGCCGGGGCAATTGGTGCCGTACACGTCCTCGTTGGTGGTCTCCCACCGGGGAACGTAAACGGGGAAGCCCTTGTAGCCCTTGCGCGACAGATAGCCCACGTTCTCGCTCTTGTTCTTGCCCGGCTCGAAATAGATGGAGCGGTAGGGGAAGAACGAAGAAGTCAGCTTCGACGGGTCGTGGAAGGGGTTCGGCTCGATGAAGTGGTAGACCGTGTGCCACTGGCCGTAGTTGCCCCGGTCGTAATTGTTCTGGACGCCCACGCTGCAATTCTCGTAGCCGAACCGAGAGACCATCTGAATGGCCGTCATCTGGAACTTGCGAGCGAAGGTGTCGATTACTTGACGATGGTTCTGCGCCACCAAGTAGCTGCCGCACGTGTGCGTGTAGAAGCGGGCCACGTCCTCGAAATCGTCCGTATGCGTCATGCAGCCGGTGCCGAACAGCAACAACTCCCGTAGCATGACGGGAGCCATCTGGTAGAAGTTGCTGGAGACCAGTACCTTGAGGACGACGAACTTGAGCATGTCCAGCCACGCCTTTGTGGCCTGATCCTTGAGCAAGTCCTGGTTCATCAGGTCGTACTCAAACCACGGACGGGCCGGAGACATGGCGCCGTTGAACATGCCCGCCGTCGCCTTGCGGAGCGCAACCGTGGCGTGGTTGTTGACGATGCTCTTGTGGCGCTTGTCGCCCTTGTTCCGGTCTTCGAGGAAGAAGCGCCCACGCCGGGGGTCCACGAACTCAGAGAGTTCCTTCCAGTGCGAAATGAAAGATGACCGCTCGGTCTCCATCTCGGAGATGCGGCGGTTCAGGTAATCCAAATCCTTCTGCACGTCGGACTTGGACGGACCATCGGCTTCTTGAGGGCGCTTCTTCATCGTATGTTTCCTACTGGCCCAGCAGCGTCTTCGCCGTCGCGTTGTCGGCCTCGGTGTTCAGTTCCCCGCCAAGCAAGGTCTGACCACGACCGCCAGCGCGAGCCGCAATGCTGCGGGCATCCTGCTTGGCCTTCGTCACCGCCGGGTCAGCCGGGGTCGGCGCAGGCGGCGCAGGCGGCGGGGGAGGAGGGGGAGAGGGCGCACCGCCACCACCGACACACATGGCTAGGTCTCCTTGTTCTTCTGGAGGTTTTCCGCCGCCACGTCCTGGATGTGACGGGCGAACGGGTTGAGGAAGTGCAGCGCCAGCTTGACGCGGGTCTTCCAGGGATAGGTGCGCGGGCAGAACAGCCAAGCGATCTTCCAGGCGTACTCACGCACCAGAAGATCGAACTGCGCCTGCGTCATGTCGTTGTCGTGCGCCATCTCGTCAGCGCGGCGGGCGAAGTCTTCGTCCCACTGCAAGCCCAGCATGGCGCAGTAGCGCTTCCCGGCTTCGTGGTCGTAGTTGGTATCACGTGATACCTCTTCCTCCCCGAACAAGTTCTGCATGGCTTACCCCACTTTCACATCGGCATGAGGATCGAACTCATGGTCGGTCATCTGCGTCTTCTGGTGCTGCCCGTGCGGGAGGTTCATCGGAGCAACCTCCTGGGAGTAGGTCAAGCACAGCGCGTCCGCAATGTCAGGCGAAGACAGCCCGCGAGCCTTCATGTCCTTCTTGCTTTCCAGGCTGATCTTTTCGCCTTGGATAGTATAGCCGAACTCGCGCTGCGTCAAGTCGCTGAACAGGCGCGTGGCCGTGTCCGCAACGCCGCGATCCATCTCTTCGCCGCGTAGCTTAGCAAACATCGGCAGCAGCGGGAGGATGAGGCTTTCCTTGATGGCGTCCCTGGTCCTGCCCCACATTTCGTCAGAGCGGTAGCGGTACAACTCCGGCTGGAACACCGGGCTGTTGCCGAAGCCGACGCCCACCACCTCGTAACCCGAGTGGGTCAGCACGTCAACGACGCCAGAGCCCGTACCAGTCACGTCGATAAACACCCCACCGATCTGCATCCCCAGCCCCTCGAAGAACTGGATTTTCTGGATGACCTTCTGCGCAAGCTGGACGTTATCGAGGCCGTGATAGATGCCGTCACCGATTACCGGAGCGAACGACCGCGCGTCGTTGCCCACGCGAGGATAGATGACGGAGTTGTCGGAACCGAAGCGGGCCACGTCCACGCCGATGACGACGGGGGCGAAGCGGTCCTGGACAAGCTCGCGCACCATCGCCCGGCGCACCCAAGCGGTCGGCATGAACTGGAGCGAACCGGCAGACGGGAACTCGCCACGGACGCGGACCTTGAAGAAGTCGCTGTCCTCGCCGTAGTCCTCCTTCCACTCCTTGATGCGGTCCTTGTTGGTGATTGCGACCGTGCGGCTGTCGATCTTCTTGTGGGTGTAGCGGTGCTTGAGCTTGCCTTCGATTTCGTCAAAGAAGCGCCCGCTGTTACGGGTCGGGTTGCCGAAGTCGAAGACCATGGGCTCGCCGTCCGTCGTGCCGCCTTCGCGCACCTCGTAAATCTTGTCGGGCACCGCCGACGCTTCGTCGAAGATGTAGAACGAAGTCGAGTTCGCGGCGTGCTGTCCAGCGAAGGCTTCCGAGTTTTCTTCACGGCAAGTCTGAGCGGAGCAATACCACTCCTCCTCATGCTTGACGTGCTTGAGGCTCATGTTGCCTCGCCCCGAGTTGTACTGGAACCAATGCGCAGTCAGAGACCGCTTGTTCCACTTCCCGAGTTCCGCCCACGTCTTGGTGCGAAGCTGTTCCGCCGTGTTCGCCGTCACCGTTCCCTTGGCGTAGGGGCGGGTGTCCATGATCCACTTGATGATCCACGCCACCAGCGTGGACTTGCCGATACCGTGGCCCGACGAGATGGCGTACTGGACAGCCTTGACGGCCTTGCGCCCATCGAAGCCCCGCTTGCGAACCTGCTTGCCCAGGTCGTCAAGGAACTCGCAAGCCCACCTGTCGGGACCGTAGCGGGTGTTGAACCGCTCCCGGTAGGGCTGCATCCATTCCTTGTAGGTGACGGTCTCTACCGAGTTCGGCTTGAGATCGAACACGAAGCCCGTCTTCGGGTCAACGAACAGGTCTTCGTTTTCCCAATCCACCACCTGGATAGCCGGGTCGCTATCCCACGGGAAGACGAACATGACGTACCCGAGCGGGTCCGCGTAGAACTTGGCAAGCTCGTCTGCAAGCCTCTCGTCAGCCGTCGCCATGCCTCAATCCTCCAACTGAGGCAAGCGCCACTTGTGGATATGCAGCGCCCCGACGTAAAGCACCCACTGATAGCGCAACCCCTGCACCATCGTGCCCAGCTTCTCGAAGCCCCACTTCCGATTGTTCCACTTCCATTCAAGCTGGAGCATAGCCGCCTCCGGTATCACGTGATGCCAATCACCAGCCCGCTTCGCGGTCGGGTGCCGTAACCGTCACCAACAGCAGCCCGCGTGCGGACAGTTGGCGCACTTTTTCTCTTGGGCCTCGCGCTCAGCAGCGATATTCGCCGCCATCTCCTGGTCGGGCGGGAAGTCCATATCCAGGCCACCGGGAGAACTCGCCCGAACATCTCGTCGGCAATCTCCCTCCCGGCTAACGCCCGCACGCCGCAATAGCTGAGCGCCTTGCTCATCACGCTTCCTCGGCGTCCACGTCGATGATCGGAGCCTGCCCCAGCCGCGCCCGGCCCGCCTGCAAACGATCCTCAAGCGACTGCCCGTTGAAGCTCACGTTCGTGTTGTCCTTGAACATGCCGCAGACGCGCGCAAGGCTGTCCAGCGCCGCCTTCTTGTCATGCGGCTTGACCTTGATGCGCTTCACCTCCTGCGCGTCTTTCCCCTTGCCTTCCATGTAGGTCTCGACGGTCACTTCGCCGATGGCCGCCATCTGGTCCATGGTGACTTCCGAGAAGTCATAGACAAGCTCGCCGTCATCGGTGATGGCAATCACGTCGCCCAGGTTGAAGAAGGCGATCTTCGCCAACTCCTCCTTGACACGTTCCTCCAGTCGCACGGTGGACAGCTTCATCTCGTCCCGGCGCTTCTCGATGTGCTGCTGCACCTGGGGGAGATCGAACATGGCGTTGGGCTGGGCAGCCGTCACCGGGCTATACCCCGCCTTAATCATCGCCTGCTTCTTCGTGTAGCCTTGCAGGAAGTATTCAGCCGCCATGAACTGCGATTGGGTCAGCAGCTTGTCTTCCGGCCCTTCCTTCGTGACCCTCGGACGCTGGCCGCGCGCACGTACACGCCTGCCAGTCTCGGGGTGGGGCTCGCCAATCTTCAATTCGGCCACCGCTCGTCTCCTTCCACGGTTGGGGCGTTGGTTTGTGCGGCAGTGTTGCCCTGCCGGGCAACTCAACACCGCTACTGCCTAGCGGTGGCAGACTATTTCTTACCGTGCGGTCTGCCAGCGCCTCGTCGCGCTCGAAAGCAGGGAAGGGCTGCTTGAGCGCTCTTCCCGATCCTGCGTCAATTGGGCGGCAACGCAGGATCAAGCGCAGTCATAATAGTTCGGGAGGTTTTCAAAGTCTAACCGAAAATTTTTTAGGATTTGCGTTTGCTTAATATTGGCAATCGTTGGCTCATCGGGAAGAACCCTCCCCGGTATCACGTGATGCCATTGGCTGAGCGTTAGTAGCCGTAGCGCAGCTACGTCGCCCGACCGCTCTGCGGACTGGTAGTCGGCTGCTACACCATGCACTACAGATTGTTATTGGAAATCGTGGGCGGGTCTGCGGACATCTGGAAGTATCCGAAACTGCCTCGACGGTCGGCCCCCGGAAGTGCCTCGACGAAAACCGCCCCCTATCCATTTCTGCTGCAACTACGATGGCAGTGCCTTGGCTGATCGTTGGTAGGATCAGGCCGGAAAGCCGGGGCTGCCAAATGCTAAGCCATTGATTTGCCTAGTATATTAGCAGATGCTGTGTCGCATAACGTATATTATGAAGCAGGTAGTATCTAATGAAATCAATGACTTAGCTGGTTTGCCTACATAATGTAGGTGTAGCATAATGGTTTCACGGGTGCAGTGATACCAAGCCGGGGCCACGCGCCGCCGTTCAGCCTGGGCACACGTGATACCAAGCCGGGCGGTTAGCTCGCTAGCGCTGGCGATTGGTCGTGTGCTGGTCGAAACACACCAGCTTCAGATTAGCTTTCCCGACTTTGAAACGCACCGCGCCTCACGCGCGAGACACTAGGCATTCCGCCGCTTCGCTGGCGTGGTGCGAAAAATTTTGGGTGGGCGTGCATTTTCTCGCTTGCTTTATCCGCAAAGCAGGATAAATCTTATCTCAACGAAACGCGAAACGAGGAGGCCAGCATGGCTACCCATTGGGACAAAGTTTGGGAGTTCAAAACGGCGCGGTTTGCCGTCAAGCTCGAATGCGCCGAAGAAATTCTCCCGGATTTGTCATGGGACGAGACCGGGGAAATACAGGAGAAAATCAACTCCGGCGAACTATACAACTTCACATTTCGGGTTTGCGTTTACCTGGACGGGGCGCGCATCGGCTCCGACTACTTGGGTAATTCCATCTACGCAAATCCGGCCGATTTCCGAGACCATATCGGCCTCGCCAAGAAAAGCCGGGAAGACGGGAGGGACTACGGCTCTTACTTCCGGGATATGGCGCAAACCGCGATTGAGCAAGCGCGTAAGCACGTCGCCGAGCATCCCGCGCCCAAGCTCCGGCATTAGGACGCTTACCAGAGGGCGGGGCCACGCGCTCCGCTCTCAAGTAAACGCCTTAGATCAAACGGAGGATTACTATGTCTCGTCAATACCCCATCTGGAACGATATCCAGTCCTGCGCCTACGCTTCGGGCAAGTCCTACGGAGTGAAGCAGACGGGAGACGTTACCGTTCGCGTCGGAACCTCTTCGTCTAACTCTCACGTGTTCTTGACGCACTCCGTAACGCACCGCCAGCACGACAACGGAGACAAAGAGTTTCGGTTCTACGTTGACGGCAAGTGCATCAAGCGCGCCATTCTGCGCAAGGGCTCTTCCGAGCTTGAACACCTGAACCCGGAGGATTGACCATGGCCCGCGTGTTCTACACCATCGAGACCCATTACTTGCTTCCGCCCAACGAACACGGCTGGAGGGACGAAGGAGAACTCCGCACCCATTTCATCCGTAGGACGGAGCCTAGCGCCCTGTCCTGCCTGGAGGCGGAAGTCTACGACGTGTGCGAGGCCCAAGGGCTGAGGGACAGGCAGATTGCGCACGACAGCATGAGGAAAGCCCGCTGCTGGACGAAGAACCACCCCATACTGCCTATCACCATCGGGGATGTTCGTATCAGCATCAAGAAGCACCCCGGCTACTGATCTTCAACACCTGGGCATCTTTCGGGGTGCCCAGCTTTGAGGACCAACAGAGGAGGGCATCATGAACGTCAGACCAACCTATTACGTCCAGCACGGCAGCGCCGCTAAGCCTCCGATGCTTACGGAGCGCGTCACTAGCCGCGTAGACAAATACGACAGGTTGTGCCTGCACTGCCTTGGGCACTGGCGCATCGTTCATACCGACAAGTACGGCATTCGCTATATCATGGCAGGAAAAGACCGCCTGAACGTCGTGGGGGCGTAAGCATGTCTCCGACCACTAAGCGCCGCATCCTGTACGCTCTGGAGTTCCTTTGCGTCCTGCTAGGCTTCTCCGTCTCCTACGTCTGGTCTATCCTGATCCACATCATGCAGTAGCGGTATCACGTGATGCCAGGAGCAAAGCGACTGCGCATCCGAGAGCGAAGCGACCTGATACCCGAATATCAGCCCCGGCAAAAACCGGGGCTTTTCTTTTGTCCTAGTGGACGCAAGCGAAGCGAGCGGACACATGATCCGACGCCAGTCGGAAACATCCCTCCGCCCCACTCCACCGCCGCCCCACGATAGACAGGCCACCGCAACGGATTTCCCTGACTAATCGTCATGCTTCCGTTTTACTTAAAGCAAGACCCCGGCTCTTTCAAATTGCATCGCGTTAGTGAGTGATATATGGACCCCATCTAAAGATGGTGGTCCTATTATACACACTCTAACTGTACGCCAAGATTATACTATTGTAATACTCAAATAACTATCTGTATTTCTACACCACTAGGGTTTCTGCGGGTTACAGAGAATTGGCGTACAATCTCTTCGTACAGATATCTCTATTTGGCGTACAACCTGGAAATACAAGTACTCCGAATACGTTACATTATTCTGGTATCACTGACGCCAAAAACAAGCCTTGACGTACAGATACATTACATCCTATTATACGTTAATACTGCGCATGAAGGAGGTAGTAATGCTGTCGTCTATGATGGAGGTGGCCGATCTTACGCGGCAGGAGCTTAGGCACCTGACCGGCAAGACGGACGCGCAGATCGGCAGATGGTTGAGGGACTTCGACGCGGTGCCGGTGTACGTCAAGACTTTGGTGGAGGCTTGGGCCTTCGTCTCTAAGGCAGGCAAAGAGCATCTGTTGGACGGGATGAAGGTTAAGCAGACGGCAGGGAAGGGCCGGTCTAGCTATGCGGAGATCGACGGTAATATTGAGGATATCGTGCGAGTGGCAAAGAAGGTGCTGCGCGAGAACCCGGATAAGTCCTACAGCAGAACGGCGCTGGCGGAAGCTATCGCGGTCACCGGCGAGGTGGGTGTGAAGGCGCAACAGATATACAAGCGCTACATGATGAGCATCTACGCGGAGATTGGCGACAAGTATTTGACCGGCGACGGCGGGCGTTTTGACCGCTTCCAGTACAAGCGCTAGGAGGAAGAGATGGTAGGGTTGATAGACTTGCGAGAAGTCATCGGACTAGGGGACCTCGAGGCGGTTAGGTATGTGGGGGAAGTGGATAGCGGTCTGCGGGACGAGCTTGTTTTGTTCCGAGACGGGTCTTACGCTTTCCTTCGCAGCATCGTCCCCATCGGTGTTCCTGGCGGCGAAGAAGAAGCTGCCGCGCGCAATCTGCGCACTTGGGTGGTCACGGAGGGCTTAGATTTCGGGCGGCTTGCGCTTTCGTGGCGCTACGGCTGGTACGACGAGCTAAAGCCCTACCAGTGGGAAGTACATCCCTACTGCGAATGCTAGGAGGAAGGAAATGTTTCTGATAAGGCTTGAAAGGTGGGAGCGGTCGCAGGACTACTCCGTAAGAATAACCTACATTACTGTAGCTACGTTTGGCTCCCTAGGGCCAGCTTTGGCGCAAATTAAGAAATACCAAGACAGCTTGTGCGAGCATTACTTACGCCCGGCAAGAGTGGCTTTCCGCTTAGATGCTGTTACTGCAATCGAAGGCGTAAGCAAAGCGGACCTTGAAGGCGTAGGTGTGAAATTCGTGTATGACTTAGGCGAGCATGACGAAGAGTAGGGTATCGCGTGATACCAAATGAAGAAGCCGGGTCAAAAGCCCGGCTTCTGTTTGCGCTTTAGCGCGAACTGCTTTATGACTTCTTCGAGAACGGCGGCGAATATCGCCACACCTTCTTATGACTATCAAAGCACGTTGCTATCGGGTGTTGCTTGTCTACCAGCAGCTTTCCAACGTAGCGCTCTCGGATGATGCGGTCTTCCAGGGTGATCCTGGGATCGGCGGCGATGCTGATTGCCAGATGAGCGCCGGAGAACTCCTTACCGGGGGCGGTCTTCAAGAACTCATAAGCGGCTTGGCGAATGACGCCCAAGTCAATAGCATCGTCAGCCTTGGCACGCTCTTTCTTTTCCTTCTTCTGTTCTGCGGCGGCGTTGGTCTTCTCTTCCAGTTGCTTGGACGGGGCCACGGCAACAAGGCTGTCCGACTTCTCGATCAACTGCACGACCTTCGGACGCTCCCATTCTTGGGCGTCCTTCTGCTTCGTGTTCTTGAGGCGGATGACATGCTCTTTGTCTTTGCGCTCCAAGACGAACTCGAAGTCAATGTCAGCGCCGAACACAGAAGAACCACGCGCACGTCCTTCCGTACCGTGGCCGCTATGGTGCAGGCCCAGCACGCTATCGCTGAGTTCGTGAAGAATAGTTTCCACCATCTTCGTGTATAGCGAGGCGTCTTGCTGGCTGTTCTCGTTTAGCCCAGCCATGGCGCGGCCTACAGTATCGAGGATTACCAGCCGGTATCCCTCGGGGTTCATGGCAAGTGCAGCCTCAATAAAGGCGGTCACGTCGTCTACGTTCGGCCCCGGAACCGGGTCGATCAGGTAGAAGTTCTCGCACCGGCCTCCGTCCAGGTGGTGCTGTTCCCAGGCTGCCACGCGCTTCTTGAGACCGCTACGGCCTTCACCAGCGGCGAACAGTACAGCCCCAGGCTTCGCCACGTCAGGCCACACGCCCAGCCAGTCCTCGGCAACCCCGCCGAAGTAATCCTTGCCGCCGCTGGCGATGGATAGCGCCATGTCCAGGGCAACGAAAGTCTTGAACGTGCCACGGGGGCCGATGAGCAAGCCGGAGCCGCCCATGGGGACGGCGTCGTGAAGTATCCACTCAGACGGCTTGATATCGTCCATACCTTGGCGATTGACGACACGGAAACGCCCGCCCTTGATTTCCTTGCCGCCCTGGTCGGTATCACGTGATACCGGGCGGAACAGTTCTTGAGCCCGCGCCACCTTGTAGGCTGCGGTCATGTTGCCGGGCGGCGAAGTATTGTAGCTGTAGCCGTTCCGAATTTTATTTTCGAGGTGTTCGATTTCGTCCGGTGCCCACGGCGGGGAGCAACGGGGGTTCCAGTGTTCCCACATCAAGTCAAGGGCAAGCTGTGGAGAGATGCCGTAAGACTTGCACATGGCAGCGGTAGAATACGCCATGTGGTCGCCGTTGACGCCTTCGACTGCGATTTGGGCTTTATTCTTGAGCCAGTCAGCGCAAGCGGCGATGTTCTCGGGAAGATCGGGTTCGATCAGCCAGTTGTCGCGGTCTTCGGAAGTCTCGCGCTTCTGCTTGGCAACTTCCGCCAGCTTGTCGGAGCGGAACGCAGGCTTGCCCTGGCTGGTCCAAGCATAGGAGCCGTCCTTAGTCTTGGAGGGCGGCAGCAGAACGTAGGAATTGAAGGAGCGAACGTCTACCTTGTGGGCCACCTTCGAGACGGACGGCGGAATTACTTCGTCGGGCTTCTTGGCGAAGAACAGATGCTTGCCGCCGCGCGGGGTGGTCTGCGACAGCTTGGTCTCAGGCAGCGCGCCGATGTTCTTTTCGACTTCGCGCAAATCGTGGCCGGGGTCAAAGTCCAGCACGACCATTCCAGCGCCGCCCACATCCAAGGCGATGTTGGCGTTCGGCCAAGTGTCCCACCAGTCTTCGATTTGCTTTCGGCTAGTCGTCGCGTCCAGCACGCCGTTTTCTACATACGGCTTCTTGCTGGCATTGCACGGGAACACCGGCCAACCTTTGGCGGCGTACTCCAGCGCTGCTTGTTTCAAAGCACTCATCAAAGCCCCCCTAAGTCAAGCTAGGCCAGTCGCCGCTCGATATCTTCCAGCGCGGCAATAACTGCGTCCCACTTTTTCTTAGTAGGTCCGTAGGTGCCTTTCTTCCATCGCGTCCAGGTGGAAGCCGGGACTTCGGCGCGATGCAGAATGAACGCCATGGGCAGGCTCAATACCTTCGCCCGGCGCTCCACTTCTGCTATCTGTTCTTGCGTGGACATCTATTTCCTCTTGGGTAGATTGGGCGATATACTAGCTACCTAATTTGGGATACGCAAGCGACAAAAAAAAGTTGACGGTCCTGCACATAGGTGGTAGGGTGCCTACGACATTGAGGGAGAGGGCGTATGAAGGACGGCAAGCGTAAGAAAGGGTTTGACCCGCTTCGACGCGCCCCTGGGCATATCGTCGTCAAGCTGGACAAAGAGCTTCACGCCTGTCGTGCCCGCCGCGAGGTAGACGAGATGGTCTGTCGCTATTGCGGTATCCGCTGGTCTTACGACGAGGATAAGCCCGACACCGCAAAATGCCGTTGACGCTTTCTGGCGTCACGTGATACCAGAGAGGAGACAGGCCAGATGGTCGTTGCTTACAGACAGAACCCACCACGGAAGGAACCCACCATGACCAACACCGACACCAAGGGCGCTGCCGCCCTCGCCGAAGCCGAAGCCCTCGCTGGCGCGGCCCACACCAAGAAGACCGAAGGCAAGAAGCAGGAAGCCGCGAAGGCTCCCGCCAAGGGCAAGGCCGAGAAGAAGAAGACCGAAGGCAAGGCCGCCGACGACAAGAAGGCCCCGGCCAAGCCCTCGAAGACCGAGGCCGAACTGGCTGCCGAGAAGGCGCTGCGTGAAGCCGAGGCCCTGGCGAAGAAGGCCAGCAAGGACGCCGAAGCCGAGCGCTTCCGCAAGGTCACTCTCGCCAATCTGGAGAAGGACGCCAAGGAGATCAACGTCCGCTTCGAGAAGGCGGAACAGATGGCGGGCAAGGCCGACGACATGCGTCTGGCCGCTGCCATCCTCCTGGCGGATGCCAAGGAGCGGTGCCGCGAGGGTAAGATCAAGTTCGACGAATGGTGCGCCGAGAACATCAAGCAGTCCTACGAGACCGTCCGCAAGCTGATCCCCATCGGCGTTGCCGAGAACGAGAAGGAAGGCGCGGGCAAGCTGCTGCTGGAAGACATGCGCAACCAGAATGCCGAGCGCAACCGCAAGCACCGCGCCGAAGCCAAGGCGACGGCTCTGCTGGTCAAGATCGAGGACGCTACCAAGCAGGCGGGCGACAAGGCCACCGGCGCGGGCACGCTGGGCAAGGCGGCGGCTTCGCTCAAGACCGCCATGGAGAACGACGCGACCACCCTGGAAGTCCTGACCGACAAGATGGCGGCGGCCTCGGAAGCCTACACCGAGTTCAAGAAGGCCAACGGCATCGGCAAGCGGCCCGAACTGACCCCGGAGCAGAAGGCGGCCCATGACGGCGCGAACGCTGGCGCGGCTCCGAAGCGCAACCTGTCCGATCTGGAGCGCGTGGAACAGGTCGTGGCGTCCTGCGCCAAGGACATCAAGCAGAACGTGGTCAAGACCGTGGCCGAGGGCAACGGCTTCCGCTGCATCACCGAGGAGGAGATGAAGAAGTTCGCCGCCCTCAAGAAGCACGACGAACTGCCCACCAAGGACAAGATCGAGCAGTTGTTCTCGCGCCTGACCGGCAAGGAACAGGCCGCCGTCGCCGCCTGGGTCGCTTCCCAGGTGGGCGGGAGCTTCGTCCCGGCCTAACGGTATCACGTGATACCTGCCAGCCCCGTATGCGGTAGCCAATCCGCAGCGGGGCTTAAGGCAGTAGAAGAGCTTGCTATCTCTGGACGCCCTGGGCGGCGCGGATGAAGGAGAGGAAGATTGACCATTAAGCCTATGCTCGCGGCCACCCTGGAGGACATCAATGCCCTCCGCTTCCCCGTGCTGGCGTCTCCCAAGCTGGACGGGGTTCGCGCCTTGGTCTTGGGCGGCGTGGTCTACAGCCGGAGCCTCAAGCGCATCCCCAACAAGCACGTACAAGACCTGTTCGGGCACGACGATTTCAACGGGCTGGACGGCGAACTGATCGTCGGCTCCCCGACGCATCCTGACTGCTACCGCACCACCGTGAGCGGCGTCATGTCCGAGGACGGCGAACCCGACGTGGTGTTCCACGCCTTTGATGACTGTTCAGCCCCGGCGCTGGCATACTGGCAGCGGCTTGGCATCGTCTCGGACAAGGTTCAGCGGCTTGGCAGCTATCGCATCAAGCAGGTGCATCATCCCGTGGTCAACACGACGGTGGCCTTGACCAATCTGGAAGAGTTCTGGCTGGGCGAGGGCTTTGAGGGCGTCATGCTGCGAGACCCGAACGGGCCGTACAAGCTGGGGCGCGCTACCGTGCGCGAGGGCTGGCTGTTGAAGCTCAAGCGGTTCATGGACAGCGAGGCGGAAATCGTCGGCTGCTACGAACAGATGCACAACGCCAACGAGGCCACGGTCAATGCGCTGGGCTTGACTGAGCGCAGTACCCACAAGGCGAACAAGCACGGTAAGGGCATCCTCGGCGGTTTCAACGTCCGCGACCTGGAGACGGGCGTGGAGTTCGACATCGGGACGGGGTTCGACAACGCCACCCGCACCCGGCTTTGGGTATCACGTGATACCATGCCCGGCAAGATCGTGAAGTACCGCTACTTCCCCACCGGGTCCAAGGAGAAGCCCCGCTTCCCGACTTGGCTGGGGTTCCGTGACCCTATCGACATGGGAGAATGAGCATGAAGAAGCAGCCGCTGTCCGTCTACATCGTCCGCAACGCTCGCACCCGCGAGCCGGTGAAGGCTGAGGGCAAGGTCGTCACCTTCCCGTCGAAGCCGCTGGCGAAGGCGGCCCGCAACTCCTTGATGGTGGAGACCGGCGAGAATTTCGTCGTCTCCTTCGGCCCTGACCACAAGCGCGCGAGGGCTTAGTCTCACCATGACGTATATTGATCCTGATATCCTCGCGTCTCGCGCGGTAGAACCGACGTTCTTCACGGCACCGTGGCCGGAATGGAGCGGCGTCGTTCCTGACCCTTACCAGCACGCGGCGGTGGAGTACAGGATCAGCCGACGCCACTGCCTGATTGGTGATGTGCAGGGCCTCGGCAAGACTGCGGAAGCCCTGCTGTCGGGCAACTCTTTCGGTGCCGAGTACACCCTGATCGTCTGCCCCGGCTCGCTGCGCCTCAATTGGGAGCGCGAGGTTCGGATGTGGAGCAACATCGAGGGGGCCACCACCTACCCCGTTCTTAAGTCGCGCGACGGCGTGTCGCTGCTGCACAACTACGTCATCGTCTCCTATGATCTGCTGCGCAACGACGGCATCATGGGCGCGCTGCTGGACGAACGGTGGGACCACCTGATCCTGGACGAAGCCCACGCGCTGAAAGACCCCAAGGGCAACAAGCGCACCCGCGCAATCTGCGCCCCGGATATGCTGCCTTCTGTCGTGGATCGTATCACGCTGGCGTCGGGCACCATCAACCCCAACGGCAGGCCGGATGAATGCTACAACGTCATCCGTCTCTGCGATTGGGACGCCATTGACCGCATGAGCTTGGAGAGCTTCCGCGAGGAATACTATACCGAGGGCGGCGGCATGGTGCGGGGGAAGGTTCTGGTGTCACGTGATGCCAACGGCAATCCCTGCCAGCCCCACTACGAGACGCGGCTGCACTGGTCCAACGAAGTACGCAACGTGCCGGTCAACTTGGATGATTTGCAGTGGCGGATGCGCAAGTACATGATGGTGCGGCGCAGTAAAGAGGACGTAAAACTCCAGCTTCCCGACAAGCGTTGGAAGCCGTTCCCGATTGAGACGAACTCTGCGGTGTGCAAAGCGCTCAAGCATCC